AGTAATACCGCCGAGTTATTTGCACGTCCACGTTGAGGATTCAATTCCCACCAAGCACCAAACTTACAGGAAATCATCTCATCGTCATCGGCAGAGAAAAGTGAGATAAGAGCTGCACGACGAATACCACCGGCAAGAACTGCATCTGCAATATGACAAACAATATCGTGAACTTCAATTGGTGATAACTTGTCTCCGTCTTTCTTGAGGTCAAGGATAGAACGAATTTTCTCAACACAGATACGAAGTGGTTCTGCACCAGGAGCTTTACCGCCCGATGTTATAAGACGAGCACCCTTTGGACGGATGTCTGAATAATCAAAACGAAGTGATGAACCACTCGTGAAGTATGACTTTACAAGGGCTTTGATTGCATCAGCCCAACCTTCAATAGAGTCTGACACAAGGTATCTTCTTTCGCGGTCTGACTTTGGTTTCCGAATTTCAGGGAGTTTCTCAACGTGATGTTTCTGAACAGAATAACCTACACCTGTTCCACCGAGAAGAAGGAACATCACTTCACCGAAAGCACGCCAGTCATCAATAGGTAGATACGCACAGTTGTAGATACGGTTCGGTGAAATTTCAATTGGCTTACCGCCGAATTGAAGTGAACGCATTGAAGGAAGAACTTTCTTATCATAGACAAACTTATAGACATTTTCAATCTCGTCTTTTAGTTGTGGGTATTTCTTTTGGTGCATTTCTTTATTTCGTGTCACCAACTCTTCCCAAGTTTCCCGACGATTGAGTTCAGGTATGAAACGAGAATACTTCATATAAACCGTAATATCCGAAAGGATTCGGTTGCTAATATCCATAGTTGTCTCCGATTATTTTTTTTCTAAAAACGTTTATTTTTGATTCCAAAGTTGAATCGTATAGAGATAAGTATGAAGTTTGAAAGAAAAAATCGGTGATTTTCTGAATTATTTTTTTACCCATTTTTCCCCATCCCACCATTCAAAGTTAGGATAGTTTGCCTTGAAATTGAACTGTTCATACCATTCACTAATATACAAATAAGGGTATGAATGTCCAAGTAATTTATGGATGAAGTAATAACAAGTTAGTGGTGTTATTCCATTTTTCTTCATTCTACCACCGACTACGGTTGAGAAGAATGGAATATCATCAAACCAATTTAGAACCGCAAACACAGAGTCATCAAAGTAATAAATCTCATGGTTGAATGAAAGGCAAGTTCTAATGTAATCTTCCTGAAAGTTTGGGTATAAATGCTTTGTCTCTCCAAATATATTTTCCCAATCACCCTCATTTGATACGTTCAACTTTCTCACTTCATACCGACGAGTTCCTGACAACTCATCTATCTTTACACGAGAAGAACGGGATTGATACCATTCTCCATTTTTTGTTGGTAGCCATCCTGTTTCAAAAAGTTCTTTGTAGGTTTCACCATCGGGTGTCCCAAACACTTCACAGAGGTCTGCCCCTGTGTTATCATTATACTTTCCGTTTAGATGGCTTATCCGTATTTTCATTTAGTTTCTCATCATACTCTTTTGACCTTTTTTCATTTGACTCACCAGCTTCTAAATCGGTGTGGTCATACTGCATATTATCCGTTTCAGGAGTTACCCATCTTGGATTTCTTTCAGCAGTCCAAAGAGTGTTATTATACATTCTGTTTATCACCACGTCTTCTTTTGTTGTGAATGAAGGGTCGTGGAGTAAAAGACGATTGTTTGGTTGTATCGCAAAGTTTCCATTGTCCATCGCAAGAACGTGGCCACACTTATGTTGAGACGGGTATTCAGAGAATAAAAAGTCTGTATCACCTGAATCTGTTGATGCACCCCAATCTAATGTGAACAAGTATCTTCCCTTGTATTTTTCTCTCCGACGGGAAATGAATGTCATATTCCTATTTTTGAGATAAGGGAATTGAGTTGCAGAAACGTGATACGAGAACGAGTCCCATAAGACTAACTCATCAAGTGGTTGTTCTATTGCGTCTTCTTTCCAAGAGAAAGCGTGTATTGGCATCCTCCACCAAAGTCCACCGTCTTGCATAACAAAGTGAAAGAGTGGGGCTTGTGCTGGAATTGATGCCATTCCAAAAATAATACAAGGGAACTTCTTATCGTGTGAGTCCCGTTGGTCTCGTAAGAAATTCCCACGTACCATTGCGTCTATTGGTGGGATTGGTATATTTAGGTAGGACATAACTTTTCCTTTTATGAAAAAGGGAACCGAAGTTCCCTTTTATACTTTACATTGTCTATTAGAAAATATTTGAACTCTTTACTGATTGAGAAGTTTGTTTGCCAGAGGAATCAGTTGATACAGATTTTGTATCAACTTTAGCCAATCTCATAAACAAGTATTCTACATAATCAGTCGTATTATCTAATGAATGAAGGAAAATATCCCCAGGATTCAGGGCTCCGACTATTTGTTTAGTTTGCCATTTTTTCGGGTCACTTATAACAGGTCCAGTATATTTTGCTAACTGAAAATAATTTACTGCCTTTTCTATTGTAGCCTTTTGTTTTACACTCCCAACAAGATATAATTCCTGTGCATCATTTGAAGAATTGAAACTTATAAGAACATTATCAGGTTCAGTTTTCAATCTTTCTTTCAACGGCTCTACAGCGGCATAAGCACTATTATTTTTTGGAGGAAACACGCGAGGAATGAGTTTCAGGTCTTTCAATCTTTTTTCAAGATCCTTTCCAAATGCAGTTATATCTTTATTCAATGCCTCTGATAATACACGCTTCTTGAAAAGTTGTTGAATATTTCTTCCTTCTTCTAGTAAGTCTCTCATCACATTATCTCCAAATAATAGTTGTGGTTATAGATATAAATATAATGAGAATATCAAAATCCTTCAAGTTCCTTGAACTTTTGAGCAAGAGCCTTCTTTACCATAGTCTCACCCTTCATAGAATCTGAAACAGATTTACCGATGTCAGAGTTAGGTTCAAAGATTTCAATATGTCCCGTCATTGTATTTATCTTACTTGGGAATGTCATACCATCAGGACCGAATCGGTTCTTGATAATGTGCCATCTTCCTGTTCCGCCAATCTTGTCATTCAACTTACGGGAAAGAGACATAATGAAGTCACACACCATAACTTTATTATAAGATTCTGAAACCTTATTACCTTCAATCACATCTTCTTCTGTGGCAGAACGATTGGCTTGTGATGCAGTCCAAATTGGAATATCATACTCACCAGCAACACCACGAAGGTCTTCGTAGATGTCATTCAATTCCAATCTCTTATCACCAGCCTTCGATGGACGAATCAAGTCAGCATAATCAAGAACAATCATGTCTGGCTTTTTTCCCTGAGAAATACATTTTTCTATGTGTGATGTGATAGTAGTTATCGAGGCAGTTCTCGTAGGGTAATACTTGATGATGAGATTGCCTTCGAGTCCTTCCATTGCTTCTTGGATTCGTTCACGAGAATGTTCTTCTTGTAGATTTTGGAATGGAATCTTTGTAAGGTAAGCATCAATACGTCTACCAACATAGAAGGCGTTCAATTCAAGTGTATAGTAAATAACCGTCTTACCTTGTTTTACCGCGTTAGCAGCAACGTTGATAAGACCCCAACTCTTACCACCACCGGCAGGGGCAACTACAACACCCAACTCACCACCAGCAAGACCACCTGACATAATATCGTTGATAACGTCCCAGTTTGTTGCAACACAACTACGGGCACCTTCTGAATATCGTTCTTCTATTTGGTCTTTGTATTCGTGACCAACGTCTTTATCTGCACCAGCTTTGAGTGCAGAGTCAACCTTCTTCTTGATTGCATCGAACTTACCAGCTTTCAAAAGGTCAACAGATTCAAGGATGGCAACTTTCATCTTTTGATTCTTACAGAACTCAATCGTTTCATTCTTGACGTATTCCAAATCAGGAGAGTTTTGAAGTCGAAGTGCTTCCTTCAATCCATCAACGATAGAAGTTCTTAGGAGTTTATCTTCAACAGGAACAAGAAGTGATTTGAACACTTCTGGTGTTGGTGCAGATTTATATTGGGTATGGTATTTTAGAATCTTATCTACCAACCAATTGTTTGCCTGTGATTCAAAGTAAGCCGGTTCCAACAAATCAGAAGTTTGTTGTAGGAATCCTCTATCTGAAATGAGAGATGAAATTACTTTTGTTTGGAAGGTGTGTCCATATTCGGACAAATTATCCTGCATACTTCTCCCGTAGGGAATTTAGATTACTGAAATTTGTTTGGAGCCATTCATCCCAATTCGTTATTACACCACGAAGTTTATCTTGAAGACACATTGTTTCAAGTTGAATCTTATTTAGACCACCAATCTCTCCGTCAACCATACCACGTATGTTTGACTTTGTTGAAGATGGAATATCAACGTCTAACAATTGCATCAACTGATAATTTCTTTCTAGGTTAGGAATGTTTTGTTTTAGTTCTGTCATAACTTTGGCTTTACCATCATACAATTTACAACTTTCTATGAACTCTTCCAAAGGAATTCTTCT